CCGTTTATATAATCCAACCACTTCCATAATACCCACCAGTTGTTATAATTGTTATCTACTGTAAAGTTTACAGTAATGTTTTGGTACTTCTCTCTTTTGTTAGAAGTTACGCTTAAAGTTTGACCGGAAAATGGTAAATCGACAGGATTTATTGCGGTAGCAGGTACAACTGTACCGTAAACCGAATATTGCAAAGAATCTAGATATACTCCATCATTTGTTCTGTCGCTTTGATTTAATATATTAATCTTCTTAAGAGCGTCAGGCAGGTTTAACGTGAGTAGAAATTTATCTTTTCTACTTTTATTAAGAATAGACTGTTGTGTTATAGGTCCGAGTGCCATTATTTGCCTTTTTCTTTCTTTTCTAAATAGTGTCTTCTTACAATTGGATCAAAACCGAGTACAATGCCACTAGTACTTAGACCACGAGGCTCGGTATTTACCTTATCCATATTCATACTATAAAAACGAGCAATTGCTTGAGCGGTTTGAGGTATAATATATGTTTTACCACGTGGTTTCTTTTTTAAGTTTTCAATTTCAGGAAAAGGAGTCTCCATCTCTCTGTGAGTCTTAGCAATAATACTGACCGATTTTGTATCGTGCCTAGTTAATTTGCTCATACCCGCCGTAGGAGATTGATGTCTTGGACCACGACTACCTTTACCGCTAGTTATGCCTGGTTGAGACATAAACGTCTTAAAAGTTTCAGCTTCTTGATTTAAAGATAGCTCTTTATCTCTTTTAGCTATTACGCCTTGTATTAACCTATCAATATCTTTAGTACGTCTTAACTCTTTATACGCTAAATTTTCTATAGAGTATTCTCCGCCTTTAACTAAACCAGCCTGTCTAGTTTTTAAAATTTTATCTTTTACATTTTCAGCACACTCCAAATCACATTTATCGCTCAAAGCATGGTCAATCATATGTCTCATTGCTTCAGCCTTTTTAGCTATCTCTTTTTTATCTATATGGTCTGATTTTTGAGGTTTATGTACCCAAGCATCGTTTTTTAATGAATATACACCTGTAGAATGATGAGGTTCAAGTATATCTTGTATATATACTTCTACGTCATAGTTTTTAATTTTAATTTCGTGCGTACTATTCCAAACAGTCTTTTTAGCCTTAAAATAATCTTTAAGTAAAGCTTCGTCTATATTATAATCTCTACAATCTGTTATAATATGCAAATCAAAATCGCTATATTCAGTATAGTTATAGTTAGCCAAAGAACCAGTTAAAGTAATATCCTCTACATCTACCGGAATTTCTACTGTTTCTAAAAATGCTTCAGCAACTTCTAATAGCTTATTTTTAATTTCCGGTTTAATAGTACCTCCATCCCATATTAAAGGATTGAGAGTATCGTGATATTCAAACGTAAGCTTGTCAGAAGGCAACATGTTATACAATTACTTACGTATTATTTAATTATATTAGGTTTCCCAAGAAATCATTTTTTGACTATCTGTAGGTATACCTAAATACGCACACTTCCAATCTCCTTGTGCAAATATGTCTAAATTAATCCATTCATCTTTACGCTTTAGTATTTGTTTAGCTACATCATCCCAATCAGTATTTAAAAAAAGAGGTTCAACTAAGAGCCTTCTTTCTTCTATTTTTTCATAGCTAAATTCATCATGTTCATAGTGTAAAACTTCTATACAGTTACCCTCTTTATCTGTATAATCTATTGAAAAATCTAACCCCCATTTTGGTTTTAACTTAATAAGCTTGTATAGTTGGGTATTCCATTCAGACCACAGTTTAAGTCTATCTAGTGCTTTTCCAGTAAAACCTCTACGTTCAAACAGTAAGCTATGGTTAAGGTTAGCTCCTTCAAACACTACACCTTCTTGTACAATCCACGGTCTACGTAAACACTGTTGATCCGGGTAGTGAGTTGATAAATTTTCTTTACTATCATACGCGTACCACTGTTCTAACTTTGTCATAACATACCCTTCTTGATCGAACAGTTCTAAAAATTCAGGCCCTGGTAATACAGGCATATGCCCAGCAGTAGGAAAATCTTCAAAAGCTTTAATAGGTACACTCCAGTATCCAATAGGGTTAAATTTATTATCCGTTAAAGTTAGCTTTTTCATACTATAACTTACTTTTGACTAGTAGTAGATCCATAGTAAGTATATATAATGGCAAAAGCAAAAGGAGATCAGACAACGTATTATTTGGGTAATAAAAACTTACCCGTGCCGGAAACTCAATTTAATTGGACACCAGAGATGGTGGAAGATCTAGAAAGAGCGCGCAAGTCTATTTTACACTTTTCTCGTTTCTTTTACATTGTTAGTTTGGACGAAGGTAAGCAACCAATTAAGCTTTATAACTTTCAAAAGAGAGTACTTAAAGCGTTGGTAGAGAACAGGTTTAATGTTGTATTAGCTTCTAGACAGATTGGTAAAACAACTATCTTAACCATATTTGCTTTGTGGATGATTTGTTTTCATGACGATTATAGAGTACTACTAATTGCTAATAAACAGGAAACTGCTAAAAACATTTTTAAACGTATTAAACTAGCGTACGAAATGCTACCTAACTATATGAAACCAGGTGTAGTGGCTTACGCAAAAGAAGGTATGGAACTAGAGAACGGTTCCTCTATTGGTATTAGTACTACAACGTCTGATGCTGCTAGAGGTGAGTCTATTAACTGTCTACTCTTGGACGAAGCTGCATTTATTCCGCCAGAGTTTATGGACGACTTTTGGGAATCAGTATTTCCTGTTATTTCATCCTCTAAGAAGTCTAAAATCTTTATGTTATCTACCCCTAACGGTGTGGGTAATCTTTTCTTTAATACTTATACCGATGCAGTAGCGGGTAAAAATGGATGGCACCATGAGCGTGTAGATTGGCACGAGGTTCCAGGTAGAGATGAAAAATGGAAAGAAATGACAATGAGAGCTCTTGGTTCAGAAGAGTCATTTAACCAAGAGTATGGTAACGAGTTTAGAGCTGCAGGTGAAAACATTTTTGATAAAGATCAGTTAGACGAATTAACAACTAATGCTCCAGATCCCGTTTATGAAGATGATGATGGTACTTTTAAAATATATAAAGATCATATAGATGGTCACTTCTATAGTATTGGGGTTGACGTTGGCGAAGGTATTGGTAGAGCTAACTCAGTTATACAAGTAGTGGATGTTACAGATTTAACTAACATAGAACAAGTAGCTACATACGCTAATAATAAACTAGACCCATTTAATTTTGCTGGGAGGCTCGTAGAAATAGCCGGTCAATGGGGTAACCCGCCATTATTAGTAGAGCGTAACAACTGCGGAGCCTCAGTAGTAGATGCTTTAGTTAATACTCACCAATACCCCAACATAGTAAAGTATACCCCGAGTATGGGTTCGTTTACTGAAAAGGTAGAAAAGGATAACCGTCTAGGTGTTTATTCTCATACCAACAGTAAGTTCAACTCCATGGCTAATTTTAGGTACTGGATGAATGTATTGAGGTGTGTCAAGTTATATGACAAGCAGACTATAGAAGAGTTTAAAACGTATATACGCCAACCAAACGGAGTATGGAAAAAACAATCTGACAAGTACTTGGATGATAGAGTAGAAGCTCTTATTTGGGCAATGTTTATATTAGACCCTAAAGTAGTAGAACAATTTTACGAAGTGACTCAGCAAGATAGCAATGGTAAACCATTACATATGATACCTAACAATTGGGACCCGTTTGTAGTTAGTATGCCAAAGCCTTCTGAGATGTATAATAAATTTAATAAAAATAAAGAACCGGATATTACTGCACGTAACCCTGTTATTATATCTCAAGGTCCGAGTAATGCTAATCCTGATATGGATGAATTATTTGAACAGGGCTGGAGATTGCCTCATGGTAGTCCAGCTGCTGGTATGTTAGATAAAAGGTTTATAAACGATAGACCTTATTAAGTAGCCATAAAAAAAGCCCTTATTGCTAAGGGCTTTGTGAATTATCTATGCCTTAAAATTACTTCGTGAATATGTTTGCACCTTCACCTTTGTCAGGTGTAAGATTGCCTACTGTATGTAATTTATGACCGTCTTTTAAGTGAGCTGATTCTTTTTCTTTCTTAGGAGCTGGCTCATTCTTAAAGCTTGCACCTTGTTCAGTTGCAGCGCCTTTAACTTTAGTTACACCAGCGCCACCGACTTTGTGAATCTTGTGACCGTCTTTAAGTTCTTCTGATTTAGCACCTTCGAGCGGGTGACCTAGGTCTTCAGCTTCAACAGCTTCTCCCATTGCACCCTCTTCTTCTTCACCGCCACCGGTGAATGCTTGATCTTCATCACCTAAATCACCATGTTCTTTATCATATGCTGTATCCTTTTTAAGGAACTTTAAAAGTTTTTCTACCATTTCGATAGCTTCTTCATGCGTGCAGCATGCTTCTTCACCTTCATCACCCTCAGGACCACCCATTGCTGGTTCTTCATGATCAGCAGCTGGCTCTACTGGAGCGATTTGTTCTTCTTCTTGAGCAACGAAAGGCACGCCATTAACTGCGTCCTCATATAGTTTTTGGAATTTTGATTTAGGCATAGTAAAATGTTGTTTATTATATTTAGGAGTTCTG